ATTTTATTCCAATAGTTGTGTTTGGAAAACAGGCAGAGGCTACCGCTAATTACATGAAGAAAGGTAGTCAAGTAGCTATTAGCGGAAGAATACAGACTAGAAACTATGAGAATAAAGAAGGACAAAGAGTGTACATTACAGAAGTAGTAGCAGATGAAGTTGAGTTTTTGGACAGTAAAGGTAGTAATAAAACAAGCGGACAAGTACCAGCTGATTTTGAACAAGACATAATGCCAGTTGGAGATTGTGAAGTACCGTTCTAATGCGGTATTTCGCTTTAAATAATAAATTGGAGGGGGTACAAATGATAAGAATTGAAGTTATTCCTTATAGCAATTTAGATGAAAGGTATGAACTAAGCAATAGATTAGCGGAGGCTAGATGTAAAAATAAATTTAAGAAACTAAAAGATTTAGGTAACTGTTTTTACATAGAACACTTTGGTATGACTAACAATATAAGGGTGTGAATGAAAGTGTTATATTCGGGAATGCACGAGTATGACATGGAGGAAAAAGAATATACTGATATAGAAGAAATGGAAGTAATAAAAGAGATAAGGTTGGGAATAGCACTAGGGGAAATAGATATACTTACAACTAGAGAAAGTTTAATAGATTGGTTCGCTAGATTGCAATGTAGAAACAAAGAGGGTTGGTGTGAAAATATAACTTGTATTGACCTTATAGAAATAGCGATAGAATGTGGTTTAAAAATCAAGGAATGATTAAGACTAAGGATTAAAACTTAGTCTTTTTTTATGTTTAAAAACACATGTTTGGAAATATGCTATAATTGTAATAGTAATAAATAGGCAGGTGATGAAATGAGTTTGGAATTTAAACACTTTAATTTAGAAATAAAAGAAGTAACAGAACAAGGAACATTTAAAGGAATAGCAAGTCCTTTTAATAATGTAGACTACGGAAACGATAGAGTATTACCTTCTGTTGCTAAAAGAAACAATGGGAAAACAGTACCTTACCTTTGGCAACATGATACAGAAGAACCTATAGGAAGTGTTAATTTAATTGCTACAAACAAAGGTATAGAGTTTGAAGGTAAATTATTTTTAGATACCAATGAGCAAGGTATACCATTAATACCTAAAGCACATAAAGCTTATGTTTTAATGAAGAATAAGCAACTTAAAAATTCTATAGGATACATTGTTGAAAAGTATAAATACACTACAGAAGGTAAAGAAACAATAAGAAACCTTGAAGATATTGACATAAAGGAAGTATCGGCGGTTACATTCCCAATGAATGATAAAGCTACAATAACAGATGTAAAAAAAGAAGGAGGTAACGAGGTGGAGTTAAAAGAAAAAGTTGATATTTTAGAACAAAAATTGAATGAGGTTTTAAAAGTTTTAGAACCCGAACAAAAGAAACAAGAAGAACAAGGCAAAATTAATGATGTTTTAAAGTATGTAAAATCAATAACAGATAAAAAAATATTAATGCAAATAAAAAACATAGTTGATAATATGCTAAAAGAAGATGAAAAAACAGATAATAAGCAAGAAAAAGAAAAAAATGATACAATAGAAATGAAATCTGATGATTATAAGGCTTTAGAGCAGCTTTATAAAAATATAGTTGGAAATAAGGAGGAAAAATAAGTATGGAAACAAAAGAAATGATTGCGCAAATAAATAACGCCTTTGAACACTTAAAAGAGGCGGTAGAAAAGAAAGCAAGTGCAGAGGAAATAGACAGAATACAAAATGCTATAGATGATATAGAATTAAAAATGAAAAGACCTAACTTTGCACCGAATGAAACTAAAGGTGAAATGACAGATTTAGAAAAGAAAGAACTAGAAGAATTTAAATCCTACGGAAGAACTGGAGCAATAGGTGAAACTTTAGGAAAGAAAGCTATGTCCAGTGATAGTAACCCAGACGGAGGAGTATTCTTACCCGAAAATATGTCTAATACAATAATTACTAGACTTAGAAAGATTTCTCCAATTAGACAAATTGCAGATGTAGTAACCATAGGTTTGGGTAATGAATATAAAATGCCTAGAGAAAAAGGAAAAGACTATGGAGCAGGTTGGGTAGGAGAAAGACAAGAAAGACCAGTAACATCTAATGACCAATTTGAAATTGTAAGAATTCCAGTACACGAAATGTATGCACAACCACAAATTACTCAAAACTTACTTGATGATACATCTTTTAACTTTGAAAACTACATAGCAGACAGAGTGGCTAATAGATTTGCACAACTTGAAGGAAGTGCTTTTGTCAAAGGTGATGGCGTTAATATGCCAGAAGGTTTCTTGACTAATAAAGAAATCGAACAAATAGAGGCTAAATTAGATTTTGATGGTTTACTAGATTTAATCTATGGATTAGACGCAGAGTATGCAAATGGTGCTACCTTCTTAGCAAAGAGAACAACTATAAGGGATTTAAGAATACTTAAAGATAATAACAACAACTATATTTGGCAACCTTCCGCACAAGCAGGACAACCTAACACAGTTTTAGGATATAGTGTAATAGAGGCGGACGATATGGCAACAAGCGGAGTAGGCGCTTTACCAATAGCATTTGGCAACTTTAGAGAAGGTTATCAAATAGTAGATAAGAGCGGCTTTGTAACAATAAGGGACCCTTACACTTCTAAACCATGGATAAAATTCTACACTACTAGACGTGTTGGTGGCGGAGTTAAAAAACCAGAAGCTATCAAGGTCTTAAAACAAATATAATAGGAGGTAACGTGTATGGCTTATAAAGATTTATATAATACTATAGATGTGTTCGGTGCAACAACCGACACCGCTATAGATGTAAAAGGATATAATAGTGTAGTGTTTGCGGTAACTGCTACAGGAACTGCAACCGCTACCTTGCTAGAAGGAGATACTGCGGAAGAGCTAACAGAAGTTAAAGCAGAAGATTACTTAGGTGAAAAACTAGATGTAACAGACGCAGGAACATATAAAGTAGGTTACAGAGGTACTAAAAGATATGTAGCGGTAAAATTGACAGGAGAAGGAACAACTGCAATAGCAATATTAGGACACGCATTAGTAGAACCAACTAACTAGGAGTGGTTAAATGAAGTTAAAAGCATTAAAAGACTTTAGAGGTTCAGAGAATGGTTTAGATACTCATTCATACAAGAAAAATGAAATAATAGAAACTGTAAATAAGCAGTATGTTGATATGCTTGTTAATGGTGGGTATGCTAAACTAGAGGAAAACGAACCAAAGGCTAGTAAAAGCAAAACTAAAACAACTAAAAAGAGCATAGAAAAGAAAGAGTAGTTAATTCTACTCTTTTATTTTGTTCTAAAGTGTGATATAATACATACAATATATTAAAGGAGGGAATACGATGAAACTTGATTTAATCAAAGAGAATTTGGTGTGCTTAGCTAAAGGAATTGAACCTAATTATTCTGCCATGGATAACAATAAAATTAAAAGACATGGTAGCTTTAATGAACCATTGGGGTGAAAATGGAAATATGACGCATTTAAAGAGTGTACAGAAGATGAAATACTTGAAATATATTTAATTTGTAAAAATAGTTGGAAAGAATAAGGAGGAGATAATATGAAGGGAGTAAAAAAAGTGTTAAAAGTATTTGGCTTTATAATACTAGGTTTGTTCATAATAGGCTTATTAGGTGGTACAACAGACGATAAGAAGGACAATAACAAGCAAGAGAATAAACAGGTTGTAAAAGAAGAAAAAGACACTAGAGAGGACATAAGACAAAGTGAGATAGAGGACAAAGTTAAGGATTTTGGTTGTATAAACATACACACACAATTTGGAACAAGTGCTAGTCAAAAATCAATAGAAAAGAAAATGAAAAAGACTATGGTTAAGCACTTAAATGACATTAGAAAAAGAGAAGATTATAAAGATGTGGTATCAGTTTACTTTGCTTTCTACGGAGATACTAACAAAGGGAATGTAAAGATAGGGCAATTTAGATTTGATGATTTAGAGTTATCCAACTTACCGAATGAGTTAAAAGAAGAAAGCATAATGGATTATGCGAGTAGTCAGTGGTATATAAAATGATAGATAATTAATAAAACAACAATAAGAGGTAGGATTAAAACCTACTTCTTTTTTTATGCTAAAATTTAAGTAGGAGGTGCAAGAAATGAATTTAATTACTTTAGAAGAAGTTAAGCAATGGTTAGGAATAGATTTAGAAGATACAAGTAAAGATTTAATTTTAAACATATGGATAGAAGGTGTATCTGAAACTATATTAAATCTTATTGGCAGAGATATAATGGCAAAGGATTATATAGAAAAATATCCGGGTACTAATAAAAATGCTATTGTATTAAAACACTATCCAATTAATAAAATAGAAGAAGTAGCAAAGGTTTTAGATAATGAGGTACAAGGTTTGTATACAATAGATGAAATAGACATAAATAAAAAGAGCGGTATTTTATACAGAGATTTAGCATGGTGGAAAACTGGGGGAAGTAATCTAATGAGTGGTTTTATTAATTTCCCACGCAGACATATAAGGATTAAATATAATGCAGGATATAAAGAAGTTCCCGCAGATTTAAAGTTATTAGCACTACAAATGTTAGGTGAGCAATATGCTATTATGACTAGTGAGGGTACTAAAAAAGGTTTAAAATCTTACTCAATATCTGATGTAAAATACACATGGGAAAATGAAACTAAACTATCTCAAAATCAGTTGGGTATAATAAATAAATATAAAGGTATAAGAGTATGAGAGTAAGAAAAAAAGTGAATAAAGATAATGTAAAAAGGCTAGAAAAGATATTAAAAGACTTAAAAGGTAAAGTTTTAAAAATTGGTGTATTCGGTAAAGATGATAGTAAACTTTTAATGATAGCCACAGTTAATGAGTTTGGTTGTCAGATTAAAGTAACGGATAAAATGAGGGCATATTTGCATTACCATGGTTTACATCTCAAAAAAGAAACTGAATACATCAATATACCAGAAAGAAGTTATATAAGGAAAACATTTGATGAAAAGAAAAACAAGATAGATAGAATGATACAGTTAAGTTTAAAAGAACTAATTACTTTTCAAATAGATATAGATACTTTCTATAATAGACTAGGTACTTACTTAGTTAGTTTAATTAAAGAAACACTTACAGATGTAAGAATGCCACCGAACCACCCTTACACTTTAGAACAGAAAGAACCGAGAACAAATCCATTAATTAATACTGGAAGGCTTCGAGAAAGTATAACATTCAAGATAGAATAGGGTAAATTATATAATTTAAGTATGATGTAATAATACAAATATATGTTTAATAAAATTCTTAAATTATTATTTTTAACAGAAAGAGGGTGATATTTTATGGAGTTAGATATGATACTTGATGAGTTTAAAAGAGAGTTAAAGTGTGGAGAAAAAACAGAGGGGTACTATGATAGAGATACTGGAAAATGGATAGATGGCAAAGATAATGAAATTATTTTTAAAGGTGCTATACTACCGCTAAGCGAGAAGGATTTAAAATATTTACAAGAAAGTTCTTATACTTTAAATACAGTAAAATTATATACAGATGTAAGTATAAAAAATAATACTTATGTAACAGATATTGAAACTAATGAAAAATACAAAGTAACTGGTGGAATAGGCTATAATCAAATACATAGAAACTTTAAGAGATACTTTATGCAAAGGATTGATGATATAAATGCTTAGGAGGTGATGGAATGGTCGATGTAAGTAACATTTTAAATACTTTAATAAAAGGTTTAAACTCTATTGATAATAGTTTTATATTTATTCGCTCTAATCAAATAAGCAAATTGCCACCATATCCATATGGAATTGTAAATGTACTTTCTTCGTACATACAAGAAAAAGATACACTAAGAGGAGAGATACAATATAAAAATACAGAAAATGGAATGATTATACAGAGAGTAGAAGATTATCAACTAACTTTCAGTTTAACATTTTACAGTAATGATTATGATGAAGCATTTAACATTATAAAAAAAGTGTCAGATTGGCTATTAACGCAAGGTCAGCAATATCTTAGTGAACATGATATAATATTATTAGAACGTACAACATACACTGACAGAGGTTCTATGGTACTAGTGAATGAATACCACTATAAATATGGTTTTGATA